TGTCATTGTCAAAAAGACCATATGAAGTACCACCTGCTCCGTAAGAGTTTTGTGCAGCTAACATATCGTCAATATCAAAAGCAAACTGACGATCAACGAATATTACGTTTTCTTCAATTGCTCCCTGCTTATCTAAACGACTAATCACATTGTCAAAATCTGCTAACACTGTTGGGTTTCCACCGTCCCAGATATTACCTCTTTGTTGTACAGTGTAGAAGATACCGTCTGATCCAGCTCCAGTTTCACCAACTCCAGCGTTTGTACCACCCAAGATAGCATCTGCTCCAGATCCCTGCTCTGCAGGTACTGCTTCAATCATTGCTGTTTCTAAGAAATCATCAAATCTTAGTCTTGTTTCATGCTCAGATTTTAAATACCATAAGTATCCATTTGCTCCGTCTTCAGTAGTAATTTCAATCCATCCGATTTGAGCCATGTCAGATCCAGACACGTTGTAAGTATCTTTAATGATAATAGGCTTGTTGTCAAATATGAAATCATTTGATTCAAGAGAACCTTGCATTCCTGCTGTTCCTTTTCTAAATTCAGATCCATAGATAAATACAGTAACATCTGCATTACCTGCTCCTGATCCTCCAGTAAATCCAGCTGCTTCATAAAAATCTGCTGTGAATTGACCTTGACCATTAGCAGCTGCTCTTGCAGTTACTGCACTAACAACCGCTTTGTTTGATCCTGACCCGTCATTTTTTACGATAACAAGAGTTTGACCAACTCTAATTACTTGATTAGCTGCTGTTGGATCTAGCACGTCATTAACTTGAAATATCAGTTGATTAACTCCTACTGATGCTGCACAACCTACTTGAGTGTATTTAGTATGTAATCTACCTTGCTCTGCCCATTTGATAAGGTCAGAGTTAGTAGGCATCTCAGCACCTACCATACGTAGGAATGAAGAGATTGTTCTGTTACCATAACGCTCGAATTCTTTTTCGTAAGTGTCTGGTAAATATTGATTTAACCAATTAAAATCTGCGTTAGTTAAATAGTTTTGTGCTGTAGGAGTCCTCTCGGAACTCGGCGTTAGCGCAAACGTTGGGGCGGCTTTTACTTGTCCTGCCATAATTATAAATTTTTAATTAATATTAAGTTTTTTTTACACTTCTTATTTTTAGTCCATTGCTCGAAGGCGATGACACTGCTTTAACTTGCATTCCTCCTTTAGTGCTTATTTCAGGTGTTGAGCGTTCACTCATATTAATATTTTTAGTCTTACGCATAACATCTTCTGTAGCACTTGATTTGCCTTGCTCATAAAAAAACTGAGCAAACTTATCAGGATTCATGGCTATAGCTAATGATCTATGATATCCATCTGGATCTGTTAAAAGCCCTTTGTCATCTATAAATTTATTTACGAAATTCATTGGTGTTTCTTGAGCTTTCTTTAATTCAGACGCGTTCCCAGGATTAAAGTATATATCGCTACTATCTAAATTGAACTTAAAACCTTTAAATTCATTATTGAATACTTCATCACTTTTTTTGACAAACCATTCGCTTTGGCGTTTTGCTTCTTCCTGCCGATCTTTAGCTGTATTCACATATTGCTTATAAGCATCGTACTCTTTAGAATCGCTGAACGAATTATCACTAGACTCTAGGGGTAATTTATATTGTTCTTGCTGCTCCTTAAAAAATCGTTTTGCTTTAGCAATAATTTTTTTCTTTGCTAATTTAGTTTTCTTAATTACTGAGTCATCGTCTAATTCCTCATCATAGACATAATCCTCCATTAAGGAATCAATGTCTTCAGGATCTAAACCTTCTTCTGTAACTGTCAAATACTCTCTTACCAAAGAATCAGGGTTTGCTTCTGAGTAATCTTTTTGTAGTTTTACAAAATCCTCAATGCTTCGTCCTGTTTCTTTTTTATACTTGAAGTAAGCTGCAACATCAGAGGGCATTTCTGGTGCCTCTTCTCTTGCTGCAATTAATTCGTCTATAGAATTAATCTCCTTACCGTATCTTTTTCCAATAAATGAAAGAACATCTTGTTCTGATAATTCCTCAGAATCTTTTTCAGCTGGAACATTTTCTTCTTCTTTTACTTCAGCTGTTTTCTCTTCTACATCTGATGAATCTTTTTTAGTCTCATCAAACTTTAATTCTTGTTGAGCCTCATGTTTTTCTAATAGCTCCTGTTCAACTTGTTGTACCGACTTTTCTTCGACATCGGTTAATTCTCTTACCGTAATTCCCATTTGATTTAAATTAAATTTTAGTTAATACAAAGTTATATAAAATATATACACGTTTTAGCTACTATCTAGGATTAAACTCTGCTAAATCAAAACCATCTAAACTATCCTCATTTGATTCAAAATTTTGAGGAGGCAGATTGTTTTTTCTCTGATTGATCAATTTAGATTGTTCACTATTTTGTTGACTTATTCTTCCACTCTTAGCCTCTTCTCTAGATTGCTCTCTGTTCGACAAAGCTTGGCCGTCCATGTTACGCAATTGTATATTATAATCAAACTCTTGTTGCATTAGCTGACTTTTTAATTGAGCTTCTGCTTTACTGCGTTCAATTTCCATTTGCATCTCTCCTTGCTTGTATTGAAGTTTGCTTTGCGTTTCTAATTCTATTTTTTGCATTGCCATTTGACCCGCCATCTCTTGAGACTTTAATTGTTGCTGAGAAACCATTGCTTGCTTTTGCATCTCCCTTTGCTCGTCTTGCTCTTCCTTCGCCTTCCTTTTAACTTTTAATAATTGATTTGCCAGTTTTAAATTTTTTATTTCTCTAATATCTATTGCATCTTCTAAATTAATATCTTGTTTAGATAAAGCCATTTGAATGTTTTGCTCTAACATTGCTTTTTGTTCCTCATCTGGAGATAGCTCTATAAAGACACCAAAGTCATAAATATAAAGTTCTGATATTTCTCCCAGGATGCTAACGTTATACTTTCCAATTTTATTAATAAAATCTTCTTTAAAGTCGGAGTACTCTAAAATATCAGCCACCCTATATGTTAACGCTTCGGCTAACGTACGATATATGTAAAGACTTCCGTCTAATATATGGCGGGTAGCTGTATTAGAGCTTAGTGCCGCTAGTTTCTGTACTCCCACTAATGCATCTGAATTTGGTGCAGATCCATCTCTGGCTTCATTTAATCCAGTTACAGACCGAATCATGTCTAAGTAATGATTGTAATTCGCTATAAGCATTTGTGTTTTTGATGCTCCTGAGTTACTAGTTAATTGTTGAATAGGTGTTTTGCCCTGATTGTATTCCCCTTCTTGTGTATAACTCCTACCAATAACACTACCTGTTTGGAAATATAGTCTTAATGCATCTTCTGGATTATAAGCCGCTCCTGTTCCTAGATCAACTTCATTTAATCCATCTGCATCAATGTATACTCCATCAGGGACAACTCTTGCAATTACCTGCTGTAGCTTTAAGTGTGTCATTTGAATTAAATCGGCAAATGGTATCATTCGCCTAACTAAAGATTCAATAACTCCTTTATACATTCTAGGTGCACACGCTACATAGTTAGGCATTGCGTGTTGTGAAGATGACTTTGGTCTAACCATATTCTTAGCTAACTCCCATTTAAGAATAATATTGGTTCCCATAACCATTACTCCATCATACCACACATCTATTGTTTTTTCTATTTTTTCAAAGTTACCTTCTTCTAGCATCTCCTCTGGAGGATTAAAAGTGTCATCTTTTTCAATCATTCGAGTTGCTCCACCTTCATTTATTTTTTTCTTGTAGACCATTTTTTTTGTGGTCTTATAATTGAAATACATTAACGTACACGTGTCCCTATAAAATATATCATTCTCATAATATTGTGCAGTATTAAAATAATCATACCAGCTTTGACTGTATTGAGATATTTTTTGTAAATCTTCAGTATCGAGAGATGGATCAATTTTTATTAATTCAGTTAAAGGAACTGTTTTAATTTCTCCCCAATAAAAACAATCTTTAAAAAAAGGATCTTCGGTATAGCTATATACCACGTTAGCAGGGTCAACATAAGACACTTGAACTCCTGAGCCTGGAAGGAATTCGTGTTTCGCCATACCTACGCCAATTACCATTTGATCGTAATCTATTCTTTTACGTGTATCTTGATAATGATTTTCAGCAAACATCGTGTCTATAGCTTCTTCTTCTGCAATCTCTATTGCAGGCTTATAATTAAGGTTCATATATAACGACAACTCCTCATCTCCAGATGGTAATTCATCTGGATTCATAATAAAAGGATCGAACCCTGTGTTTTTTTGTACCGTTGTTAAAATATCTTTTGCTGCCATTTGCCCCTCTATCATATTCTGATACTTACTTCTCTTTGCTTGAGATAAGGCATCTTGAGCGTATGCTTTTACTTTAAACAATCTATCTTGCATTCCATTTACAACAACATCTACAAATTTGGGTAATATAGGAACTGGGGTCCAGTCTAAATTTAAATAAGATAAGTCTCCGTCAACCGCTAATTCGTTTTTGTATTTGGCTACTGATTGCTCTCCCCTTGCGTATAATCTTAATCTATTAAAATCTCTCCACTGACTGTAGTATCTACATCCACTTGAATCTTTTCTAAACCATTCGTATTGTATTGCTTGTCCGATCTGTAATCCGAACTCGTCGGTGGCTTTTTCTGAGTCTGACACAAACTGACTTGGAAAACCTACAGATGAAATATTTATGTTTACGTCTTTCATCTATTTGATTAATTCACTATAATTTCCGTTATTAGCATATCTTGCAAAGTTAAGATTTATTTTGCTTTGTTTTTGTTCTGGTAAATATAGGTTTTTTTGATTTGCCATAATTGCTAACCCTGAGCTTATACTGGCATCAAACTTTGTTCGGTTGTTTATATCAAACCTCGCCCACTCATCTAAAGTTCTTGTAAAATACATGCTTCCTATCTCCGTAGGATCTCTATAGGCTCCTGTTAAATCCATTCCTATATGTTTTTCTATGTAAGACTCTATAGCTGATGCGTGCGATTGTTTTACGTCTTCCGAAGTGTTAGGTATTCCCCCCAACTCTTTTTCTGTTTTAGATAATTTATTAAAATGCTTATCCGGTCTATTCATACAAAATCCTCTGTACCCTCTATTTTTAAAATGATAGAGTAGTCTAGGTTTATTATTCTCAATTAATATAGGCATACTAAAAAACACGCACGCCATCAATACTTCCTCAAAAAATATTTCTGCTGTTTGAGGCCTTGCAACATATTCTAAAAAAAACTCATTGCTGGGGGCTTCTTCCATATTAAACTTTGTTAATCCATGAAGAGCTCCATTCGATCCTCTTCCTGAAACCGTTCCTGAGATGTCATAAGAGTCACACCCAAAGGCTCCGACATGTTCATTCAAAGGATAATAAGAACTATTTTTTTTATATTTTAAATTCGTTATATTTTTATTAGGCATCCAGGATACTTTAAATCTTCCCTTGTTGTCAGGAGAAAATATAACCCTGGTATCTTTTACTCCATCTTGCCAATAAAATTTTCCCCTTGTAGCATGTTGCTCTATAATTAAAGAATCATTGTAGTCTATTTGTTGGTAAATTTTAGTCAAATTAAAAAGAGAAGATTTACTTTCATCTCTAAAAGCATGAGATTCAGTACGTGGAAATTGTCTGTAAAATTCATTTAATGCATCTGCATCATCTTTAAGTGAGTCTACTTCAGCTTGCCAATAATCTATAGCTCCATTTTTTATGTACTCATTATCAACACCTAATACTTTATTCTCAGGTTTTTCTAAAACCGGCATGCCGTGCTTATTTATAAATCCTTCCATATTCCATTCCATAGGAATAAAAAGAGAATACATTCCACTTTTAGTTTGACCATTTTCATTTCTTGTTAAAACATTTGAATCTTCGTATAGCTTTTTAAAATTATCTCCTCCTTTACTTAACGCATTTGACGTAGACCCCATCATACACTTTCCAATTATCTTACTTCCCAACCTTAGACAAGTTTTAGTTACACGCCAATTGTTTAATATGTTGTTAGGCTTTATCCATTTACCACTTTCATCGTGCACTAATAACAATAGTTTTTCTCCATCATAGGAGTTTTCATCTGTATTCTTCCAGTCAATAGTAGTATCTAAACCATACATTTCATTATCTACCAAATCATACATGTTTTTTTTAGTAATCTTAGATGCGGGTATTCTAAAAGCTAATTCTGTTTTAGGCTTATCCATACCGTCTTGTATGGGTTTAAAAAAGAAAGGAAGTCTATTGGCAATAGGAACAACCTTATCGATAAACATTTTCTTTGCATCTGATCCAGTCTTGGAAAGTATACCGACTCTTGAATCTTTAACTAAAGTTCCTGTATTAACACATTCTGACGATCCCATAAATGAAAACCCTGAACGTCTTATTTTTAAATACACCAATCCAAAACATCTATTGTCAGCTTTACATGCTTCCCAATAAATAAAAAATATTCTATTGGCTTCTCTAAAATCAGGATATCCAATATCAATACTTGTCCACTGTAAATACATGTAGTGAGATCCTGTTATATAAATAGGAATGCCATTATTATAAAACCAATGCCCATCAGCTCGTTTGTCAAACTCTGATTCAACATAATCAACCCATTTGTTTTTAAAAACAGCAGTCATTTCATTCCATTGAAATATAGATTGTATTCTGCCTAACTCTTTAGGAAGAGGATTTCTTTCCCAGTATTGCTTAGATTTAGTCTCTGATTTTTTATTTATCGATTCTGGCGGAAAGGGTAGCGCAATGTTTAATCCATTAATGTTTATTATTTTTCCTATCTGCCCTGTTTTAGATATTACTATCATATCATACCTTTCGCTATATCCGTATACCCAAGTCTTTCTTTTATTTTTATTCGTATAAACATTTTTAGGGACTAGGTTATTAACTACATAAAACAACCTATTTTGATCGTCTTTCGGCGAAGCCTTGCTTTGTTTGGATTTTACTTCCATTGCTTTGATTAATAGTTATGTTCTCTTGCTCGGTATCAATTTTATTTAATATATCAAAAGCATCAAATATTGCTAGCTTTTTAGTAGCCGCAGCATTTTTTAATCTGTCGGCTGCCAACTCATCTTCAGGATCATGCTTTATTATCTCTTCCTTTGCAACCTTAATAAGTTGCTCTACGGCTTTTTTCCCTGCCTGGATAATCTGCAGTTTTAATAATTCTGAACTCATAATAATAAAGTAATTTGATGATCAAACATACGATATAGTTTTTCTCCTTCAACTTCAAATTCATACTCACTATCAGGCTTAAAGCTGACTTGTTGTCCTGGTAAAACTCCTTTTGACATTAAGTAAGAATTACTGTATGCCATTTCACCCATTAACGGTTCTTCATTGCCTCGTTTAAATATAAAAGAACTTTGTTTTTCTAAAGGTTTAACAAAACAATATTTTCCATGACTATGCCATTTATTTTTTTGTTTATACATATAAAACTGATCGTTGTCTATAAAAAACAAATTATCTTTAAAATAACTTTTCCCACTTTTTTGTCTTCCCTTTATGTCATTATAGTATTTAAAAACATTATGATGAACTAATAATATATTCCCTTTTTTGATTGGGCCTTCATAATTTAAAGGAACTTGAACAACAACTCCTTGTCTGTTTGATACAGTAAAATCTTCTTCTGAAGAACTTGTGATAAAATCAACTTCCTCAATATTTTTAGTATTGTTATATCGTTTTCCTTCTAAAGGTTCTACAATAAAATAAAATGGAGATTTCATTAAAAATTAATATTATATTCTATCGATACTGGAATGTTAGAAGAAAACTCTTTCCACAATAGTATTTCATCTTTCCGTTGAATCCATATTCTTATAGTTAGATCGTCTAAGTCTTGCTGAATTAAATGTATAAAATATTTTCCGTTTAATATTTCTTGACCCACCAAGTAGTGCATCGCCCCAGATTTGTAATCTGGTCCTACAGATATTTTTCTTATATCCATTAAATTTGATTTAATTAAAAGATAAAGATACAAATTATTTAAAGG